TTCGGTAATCTCAGGAATGTCATCACTGGCTCGTAAAACATCATCGACAGTCTTTAAACCAAGCTTACTTAATTTTGTTAAAGCAACAGGAGGGAACAAAAAATCTAACGCATCTAAAGGAGCAAACGCAATCGCTGTGCGATCTTCTTGAGTCAACTCTTGTCCTTGAGATAATTTTTCAAAGGCTTTTCTTTGGTCGCCGTAGAAAAACTGTCCTATACGACTCATGCCTTCTTTGAAACTTTGTGGTTGATATCCTGCTTGATCTAAACGTTCCTTGATCCCTGGGCTTTGGACCACGAAACTCGGTAAGTCTGCTTGTCCTGCATATTCTTCAAACTTCGTTCCTTGCAACGCTTGAGCAGTTGAAAGTTCTCTTAATTGTTTTAATCGTTCAATTTCTTGTAAGGTTTCTTCTTCGGGTGTGAGTAAAGAGTACGCTTTGGCTATTCCACTGGAGATGTACCGTGGTCCTTGGTCCGTGGTCAACGGTTGAACAAGACCTGCCCTCGTACCACCACCCTCTTGCATATACGCAGGGTCTTGGTCGATTACATCATCAAAAGGATTGTATGCCATTAATAATACTCCGGTTGTGCTCCATGGTCCACGGGCTCGTCTTCGTAGTCATCATGCAATGACACAAAGTTACCCTTACGGAACCTTAATAATGCTTGGCTCATCGAGTCAACTAAGTCGTCATGTTCGGCATGAGGGAACATGGCACACTCTTCAATCATCTCTTCAGCCCAGCGTTCTTTTGGTGCCCACACTGCTCCTGATTCAAACACAGGTGCAACTGCATGCACTCTGGATAACTTATCATTACCACGAGAAGGTGTAAAGTTGATAACAGGGATACCGACTTGACGTAATTCTTGTATCAACGGTAAGCCCGAGGCTTTTGCTTCAACGATCACGGACTCCGGTTCCCAGTATTTATATTGCTCCATCGCCACTTTCTTCAGTTCAGGGAACTCGAAACGATCTTTGACTAAATCTAGTAAAATTATATTCGGTGTTACTTCATCAGGATAAAACACACCCCATGTACTAATCGCACTATAATCACCTGTTTCTTTTTTGGTAAACGCTGTGTCGTAGGATTGAATAATATGCGAAAGTAATGGCATATCTTTCTTATCCCATATCTTCCACCACTCTCTTTTGATAATCGCCCCTTCTTCACCCGTTGGATTCTGTTGCCATTGAGCCTGCCACTTCTGTTCGCTCAGCGATGCTTTCACTGCTTCTAATTCTTCTAGCTTCCAATATTGAGGCCAGACGGGTTTATTGTTCGGTAAGATCGCTGGAAACTCAATCACGTCCCACTGATCCGCTTTCACTTCACCCATGGCTCGAAGTAGGTTGCCTGTTAAATCTTTTTCACTCCAACGTGTCATCACGCAAACAATACTTCCGCCAGGTTGTAAACGCTGACGAGGACCTGATGTGTACCACTCCCACGCATTATCCATGGCTGTTTGTGATAAGGCATCTTGTTCTGAGTGGGGGTCATCAATAATTAATAAATCCGCACCACGACCTGTAATGGCTCCTCCTACACCCGCTCCAAAATACTCTCCCCCATAATTCGTTTCCCATCTACCTGCCGCTTTGGAATCCTGTGATAAACGCACATCGGTAAAGACTGCTTTGTATTCTTCACTGTCCATTAAGTTTCTGACCTTACGACCAAAACGATAAGAGAGTTCGGCGGTGTGGGTTGTTTGAATGATCTTGGTCTGTGGTTTATGGCCCATGAGCCATGCAGGAAAGAGAAACGATGCAAATTCTGATTTTGTATGTCTCGGTGGCATGTTAACAATTAATCTTTTAATTTCTCCTGAGAGTACTTTTTCAAACTTCTCACCGATCCTGATGTGGTGTTCACCTTCCACGAACCCTGGCCACACAGTTTTAACGAACGTTATAAAGGAGTCTCTTGCCTTACTTGCAAGTTCTAGTTGTGTCTTTCTAAGTTCAAGTTTTAAGAGTGCTTCTTTAGCCTCTTGTTGATCCATAGAGGATACGTCAAAATCAATTCTCATCTCAGAATTATTATCATAGATATTATTTGTGTAAATTACAACCTAGGTGCCTGCTCGGTGTAACCTAGGGGGGTGTTTAACCCCCTCCCCCTCGGGCTCGGGCACGACATCTCGTGCCTCGAGGTTAAGGGACTCCCTACATGTAGTTATTGGATCAGGTTTGATGGGCTGTGAAAAGTTTGGAGATGGTGAGGGCTGGAGAATATCCAGCCCTGCAAAAGATTAAAGATTATCGACTGATAATCCTCTTTCGTGAAGTTTTCGGATTACGTTTTTCCCCCACTGCTTTACTTCAGCATTAGAAGTAGAAACAATAAGATGAAAAATTTCACCACTAAGAAAGTTAGCGATACCACGATAGTCCACTTCCCTTCTATTGTTTAGGGCATTATCACGATCAAGTGTTTCCACTTCAGCCAAACGCTCTTGCAAATCTGCAAAAGGTCGATTGATAATACCATTGTTATCGTTAGGCATGAGTTATAATCTCATATATCCTAACTAATTGCAACTAAATAAGATAATATCTGTGGATAACTTTTGTACCTTTTGGTCGCACCCTAAAACCTTTTCATGAATCACATCTGCTTGACTTACCAGACCAACTCACGCACCGGCGGGGGAACTATTCTTCCTCTACACGTGTGCACCTAAAAAAAGGCGAGGGAATGGAGAATGGTCAGCGATCTTCGGGACTTGGAACAACGACCAACCAACCCACGCCGTGCACCTGTACGGGAACAAACATATACCCATGCTATAATTGTAAAGGGGAAATGGAGAATGGAGCGAGGGCGACTATACCCTCGTTCCTAAATTTATTTAGTTAGCCTGTGTTATTGAGTTTGCATCTGCAACATAGGAAAATTCTCTGTTAACAGATCGCTCTCTTGATCGTGGTCAACAATCGGCTTTAACTCAAGACTTTCAACAATCTGAGTTTTGTACTGATTGTACATTAAAGGTTGCTCGACTTTAAAACGAGCACTATCAAACTTTTTATATTCTCGTCTGATAACGTTCATCTTATGCTCAAGACCTTTGAGGACTTTTTCCTCGCCGACAAAAGACTTAACGATTGTCTTTTGTTCTTTCAACTTCGAACTAATGAAGTTATTTAGAATAGTTAGTCTTACTAACTTGTCTATTTCTTTCTTTTTGTTCATGTTGCCTCCTTTGGCTTATTATTAATATAATCATATCCTAATTAATTACAAGTAGTTATTAAAATAAAACTGTGGATAACTTTTTACCCAATCCTTGCATCAGCAACTGCTGTCAGAAACCCCAGAACCTGCCGGTAGCTCCTGAACTACCTACACCTTACCTTATAAGCTAAAAGTGTAATGGAGAATGGAGATCGGTGGGGGAACGATATCATTCCCCCAAAGGTACTTTGCGTTGCGTTTGATTTTATACTCGGCTACGAACCCAAACATACGAAATGGCTTACGCACGAGTTATAGTCTGACTATTCGAAACACTTAAATGCACTTAAATGTTTCGAAGAATCGGTGGGTAGATTTGGGAAAATCCCCTTGGCTCTACCCGAGCCGTGATATGAACATCTAGCTTACTAAACACTAACCTCACTAGAAACCCTCGGAGCATTTGCTCGGTGTTTGGATTTATATTCATATATGTAATATAGTGATATCCTAACTAATTGCAACTATTTATTTTCATTTATTTGGGGATAACTTTTTCACGAATCTTCACCAACCCATCCGGCTCCTGAACGCCAGCTCAGGGACAGGTACTCCTCATACCTTAAAGGCGAAAGGTGTAATGGAGAATGGAGACAGCGAGCCAGAACAGCAGGATCAGCGTCCAGCTCGCTAATGCTTCACGAAAGACGGAACCGATGCCTAGGGGCAGCTTGGAGATGGAGAATGAAACCATCACGCACACCAGCACGCCGATTCCGAAAACTATTAATAGGCTTGGCACTTAATGGTTGTCAGCGAATGGAGTTTCAGCATCAGCCCACCCTGACCTTATCTCATCATCCAACTCCTGTTGTCTCTCGTCATCTTCCTTCTCTGCAATGACGTCACGACACACATCTTCACATGCCCACCACGCCAGCAGGTTGGAAAACTGTTCATCAGATCCAACATCTCCTGCACCATTAAATGTACTTATGAAATGGAGAACGGAGTCATAGCCCAGCTCTTGATGGACATCCCACAACCTTTCCCAAATCTCGTTTTTATATTTCTCGTAGAATGCACAAGTGTCTGCGTAATAAATCAACTCACCAACAACGCCACCAGCACAGCCGTGCAGGACGACCTCAGCAATCTGTCCCTCGTCTAGGTTGTTAGTGATCCACTCCTTAATGGAGTCTTCTTTAAAGTCGATAGCCATTTGGAATCCCCCTTGCGATCTTCTTCGCATTGTAAAACCTCTCTTGAACTTCTCTAAGACTCACGAACCAGGGAACACGAACCCAACCGTGCTTCTGTAATAGTACGTGAATGATGTGATCGTATTTATAATTATTCATCTTCCTTCTCCTTTGTTTCTTCATAGACATAGCAACGAATGCCAAAAGCGTTTAATGCTTCGGTGATTGCTTCCAGCGTGTCAGTCTTTGGATCTTCAACCTCTACTATATAATTATTCATTTTTTGTCTCCTCTGCTTCAGCAGTAAAATAGTCCGATAGATTCTGACTGACTTCCATCAGTGCCAGGCTCTCGGCTTCGCTTTCGTTCTCTGCTTCATAAACCAAGTTGAATTGATTTACCCAATCTTGATCGACAGACAACGACACTTTAAATTTTTTCATTTTTCATCCTCCTTTATAAAGTTTTTAATTACTTGATCTATGTATGCGTTCTCCTGGATCCACTGACGACAAAACTCTGCATCGTCTAGCTTGTCATAGGTTTCTTGGTCGATGTAGACCGAACCAAAGTCCACTATATATTTATCTTCCATATTCTCTCCTTTGTTTAGTAAGAGCAAATGAGTATGCAAGACTAACAAGTGCGACCCAGCATACCCACAGTCGCCAGTGTTTAGATGCTCTTTGTGCGATTCAGGATCTCGAGTCATTACGGCAACTACCTGAACCTTGATAGACCTTGAACACGGAGCCTTGGCTCGGGGACTTTCGTCTATCTGTTAATATATATAGTCCTAATATCTTGGGATGTCAAGAGGCAAAACAAAACTTTTTTGTAATCCTGCTGTACCAGAAATTACCATCCAGGGATGCCGGCTCCTGAACGCCTGACTGTTATAGGTCAAGGTTAGGTGTGGCTTCGTAATGGGGAATGGGCAATGGAGCTTGCTTGAGGGAATTTGGGTGGTGAGCCGAGGACTTCGACTCACCGATTGTTTCGTTTGGCTAACTAAACAAAGAAGGAATATTTATGCAGTAGCATAATCCAACTCCTGAGTCAAGCGTCAGGATCCCAGCTCCTGGGAGAAGACAACCAACCATCTCCTGCCGGGGATGCCGGCTGGCCTCTGTGCAATGGGCAATGGACGAAGATTCGTGGGAATGGACGCTAATGGAGCTTGGTGCTTACCCTGCCATCAGGAGTCCAGGAAGACAGCATATGCAGGAGCTGTTCCCAGCCCTGAGTCCGGGATCCAGGGACGATGGAGCATAATGCGGGTTTATTAGCAATGCACCGAGGATCACGGACAATGGAGCCTGAGAATAATTTAAGCCCCTTCGAAAGAGGGTCTTTTGCAAGTACAAATACAGGGCAACCTTCAGAATAATGTCGGTGAATCCACGCAATTTGATGTGCAGAAAAGTTAAGTTTATTATGAGTTATTATTTTTAGCTCTAACCAAAAGCCTCGTTTATAAAAGCCAAACAAATCAGGAATACCTAACCCTGATGTGGCTTCAATTCTTGTCCAAATTACTGATTTTGTGTTATTTTTTAGTTGTTTCCAGAGATTCTTCTCTTCCGCCATGTTTAATTACCCAGCACCTTTCTTCATCTAAATCAACCATCAATAACTCAACCTTTAATTTCTTCTGTAATGGAGTGAGTACACGGTTAATTGGTTTGCCTTTTTTCTTTCCTTTTGCATATTTCAAAGACGTTTTGACGTCATACAAATGGACTTTCCCACGCTTATCAATGGCAACAAGATCGACACAACCAGTGTCATGAATCGTCTTGAATACCAGATTCCCCTTCTTCAACAAGTATGTCATCGCCAAGCTCTCCGACAGGTGTCCCTTCAGATGCGTCATGGTCAATAATTTCATATTCCCCTTGAATGGATAGTTTTTTTCGAAGTTCAATTAATTTATCCTCTACCTCTCCTACGGTCATAGAATCGATTGTGCCATGCATAACCTCTTTTCTATCAACGTATAATCCAGCCGCCATACCTCGATACTTTTCAGCAGCAATCGCACCAGTAAAATTACCAGCTTTCTCAGCAGCATCTCTCAATTCTGCCAGTTTTAGTATGTGAGATTTATAGGAAATGGAGTATCTCCTATTCAATTCAGCCCTTCTGCGTTCAATTTCTTCAACAACATGAGGGTAATATTTAGGGTTTTGTAGTTGGCTTGCAATGACTGTAGCACCAGATTCCGCATATCCAGCGTCCAAAGCACATTGTCTAGCACTCTGAATTGTGCCCTTTTCGATGAAAATATTGACAAATTTTAGCTGTTTTGGGGTCAATTCGAGTGTTTTTACGTCATTTTTAGGCATATTTTTGCCCTCCTTTTTTAGGTGCGGTGTCAAAAAAGCTATATTTTTCAACAAACCGTGTCATCTTGTAAACGAGTGACATACCCCCGTATGACAACTTATTTACAGAGATAAGCCTTGATATATATATATTTTTACTACTTTGTAAATATGTAAACCAATTTCTGACTTTTCGCACAAGTTTAGATTTAATTTCTGTAGAATAATATATATAGTTT